GTGGTATCAACGCAGAGTACAACAAGGTACAGGGTAGTGGTTTTTTTTTTTTTTTTTTTTTTTTAACCAATAATAAGGAAAATAAAACACTGTACCAAGCCCCCACTTCACGAAAAAGTGATGGGGCAACTCCACTAGGAAACCATTTGGAGCCTCGGGTTTTGAAATCTTTTGATAGATTTATACACATGTATTGGTGGCCGACATGTGTTGAAAGAAAGAATAAGGGTGCGCGACAAGTCCTCCCGGTCGGCAGCCTATACCGGATCAACTCCGGAAAACCACAGCGCGTTCTTGGGAGAGCCAAGAAGGCCTCCAAAAGAAAAATCATCGCCAACAGCTCTGAAAACGTCAATGGTACACCCACGCAATGTGGGAAGGTTGCCGTTGGCGTTAACAGAACCAAGAACGGTTACTGTGGGGAAAGGGTAAAAGATAGAACGAGCATTAGTAGGCGTGTAATATCCATAAGAAGTTGGACACATATGTCCAGTAGCGTGGTAGGGAACCTCAAACTCCACTACCCCTTCGAAGCCAGGGAAAACTACCATGCGAGCTTCCGCAAGTCCAGGTTGGTATGCGAAGCCAACTTTAGTGCCTGAAGGTGTTACAACGGGGAGATCAAGAAGGGGCTGTAAAGGTCCAGAAGTAAGATTGGTTGATGGCCCTGCACCTTGTGCGACGGTTGTCTGCATATTAGGCGAATATTGCTCTGGGAACGGAGTAATGGCATTATTGATGTAAATGTAAACTGGGGCAGTCGCATCATACTGTGGCCCTTTAACCGCAATAGCAAGCTTGTATCGCACTGATCCGCGAAAGAATGCGTACATAGAGTACACATTAGAATACAGATCAACAGCGGTATCAAACCTAGTAGCGGCACCAGAGCCATATTGAAATTGGGAAATGTATTTAGGTGTTTGTATCCCAGCAACGTTAGATATGGTGCCGTTTTGCGGCGTGACAGGAGCCCAGGGGAAGATAACAAACCCGTTGCCAGAAGATCCCTGCTGTGAGGCAGTTGGATCGTAGTTAGCCAAAACGGCTCTTCCGACAAAAGAAAATCGCTTGAGCAATTGGCGCAGTGATGAATGCGTTTCACCAATACAGGTGGAGTAGGGTGCCAAAGAGAGTTGCCTACGTTCAGGTTCCATAGATGCCGTCGATTCTTTGGTGCGGACTATCATAGACCTACCCACCTGCGCGACATTGGGAATGCCAAAAGGCAAATAGAAAGGCCTGACGGGAACCGCAAACTGAGCATCTTCCATAGCGGAGAACACCAAAATCTCGATGGAACTAGACACCGTGGATGCAGCCACAAGGGGATTGATAACAGACACCTGCAAAGTGCCGGTGGCGACGTTGCGAACATCACCACTCTGTATAGAGGTCTTGGGATCATAATGGGTGTGCATCCATGGACGAGTAGCAACGAAAGGTACTTTGAATGTGAAAGTGCATCCGCTAGATAAATCTATCTCCTCAGTGTAAGAATAACCAGGCATATTAATAAATTTGGTGTCAGTGGCAAAGGTAGTGTCATAGAGGTACGGACGGAATGAAACCCTAAGCCTACCAGAATGAAATTGAGTTTTCGCCAAATAGAAGGTGTAGACCATGGTCCCACGCCACAAAGAATACATAGAAGCTATTTTCGACTGAAGAGTCATGCGTGTTTCAGACGCATAATTGCCAGCGGTAAGAGCAGAGTAAGTTTGGGTGTATAGTGGGGAAACAGGAATGGAAAAGAGTTGAGAATCAGCCGTTGAAGTTGTGTTCCATGTAAATGATTTAGAAAAGTTAGGACGTGAAACGATATAATCAAGTCGCATCTCATCGTGGTCTGTTCCTGCCCAACCAGAAATGGTCGACAGCGCATTAGTCGCACTAAGACCCAATTTGTGGGAAGTATCGGCACCATCGCCGTTAAAGAAGTACTGAGTTGGACTTTGCTTAACCCTAGTAACAGGAGCCTCAACAGTTGGTTTAGAAAAGCCCAGCAACTTCAAAATATGCTCGCCAGTCGATGTTATCATGCGAGCGGGTGACGATAACCAACCCAAACCGACGTACGGTAAAACGTCGGCAACAGCAGTGCCAATCGACTTCACAACTCCAGAAACAGAACCACGATTCTCCATCTTAGCAATCTCATTGCCAACTTGGGCAAAAACGGTGGTAGTCGGTGCATCGGTAGGGTACCGAAGTTCGACATCCTCAAAATTAGCCCAGATAGTATAAGTGGCAGAATTAGCCGCGGCTGAGGTCAGAGGGGAAATAACAGAAATCACTACGTTACCAAAAGAACCTTGGCCAGTAGCTAAGTTGAAATAAAGGTAAGGAGAAACATAAGGCGTAACAAATTCCATGGATGTGGTATTTGAGAGGTTCATGATGACATGGGGACACCCACTGGCAGCGAATGTATCGCTAAATGTGCTGGTGGCATACCATTGTGTGTGGGAGTTCATGTAATCAGCATACGGCACATAATGCACCATAAGAACACCAGCCTGAAAAGGCTGGGAATTTACCTCTATGCGAATTCGCACTTTGGCTTTAAGACCCACAAAACCATCTAACTTGTTGATGTTCTGTATAATTTGAAAAGGGGCACCGCTAGCAGTGCCTAGTAGAGCGGAAGGAAAATTAAAGTTTCCAAGAATTCCACCCCGGGCTGTGGTACTAGACCACGTGCCCTGCTGAAGAATGACTGGGCGGCGCAGAAAATCAGAAAGAGAGTGTTGATCATCAGGAATGCATAAATCATAAAGCGATTGGGGCATATCTGCTTCGCGAGAGACGTATTGGTCCACTGCGCATGTACCATCGTCCTGTTGAATAAGAGTGTCCCGCACGGTCCGGTCAACATTGTCAATAACGTCGGGTTCAGAATTAAAATTTTGTTGTGTTTCAGTAAGCGGTTTTCTTAGAAGCTGGACCGCTTAATCCGAGCTCCGCACTGACGTTCCCTTGGGTGATGGGGGGCTGCCCCTGGAGACCCTAGGGTATAAGAGTAAACACTCCCTCCACTTTCACACGCAGCAATCGAGTTCGTTTTATTTTCGTCAGTATTTTGTATACGAACAGGAAGATCACACGTGTAAGGTGCACTATTACCAGCAATCACCATATGGTGATAGTGGTAACAAGTTTCTTTGCTATAGCCAGTGATACCAACCTGTGTGGCTGCTTTCACTATTTTAGGAACCCATTCATTGTAAACTTGGGTGCCATGCATGGATAGTTCTTTAATAACATCCCCGACTACCATAGCTTCTTCGGGGGTGGCATCCATGCCATTTTTCTTCGTCCAATTTAACATCTCTAGCCTCGTCTCGAGATCAGCTGGACACATATATATCGGTGTTTTGCCGCCAACTGACGGAACTTTCTTAAAAGATCGCTTGAGGAAACTAATGTCACCGATCCCTTTGAATGGGACAATAACATCACTTTTATCTGCCGGCGTATAGTCCAAACCGATTTGTTTCATGGCCTTGATCACAGTGACCATGTTAAACCATTCCAGGATGTTAGGTTTGATGGAGAGAATGTTATCATCTCCATAGGCGACCAGCCGCACTAGGTTGTTAAATGCGGTCATACTAGCTTTCTCCATGTCACTTTCACGTGCAAGCATTAGGTACACGCACCTGAATATAATGTTCACATACAGCGAGTTAGCTTCCGCTGTCGCAACAAAACCAGAGGGCAGGCTGTGAGTGCATTGGTAAACGACGCCACGGCACGAACGAGTAGCGTATACAGCGTGATACCATAGATTTCTCCTAATGTTGGTGTTGCCATCATCATAGAGAGAATCTAGTATGTGAAAAATGCGCCACATCACCTGGTCCATCAAGGTACCATCGAACTCTTTAAAATCTCCGTCTATCATCTTATCGGAATTGGCCTCGAGGTACGCGCCTAGGTAGTTCCATTCGGAACTCCATACGTTTATACCAACAGCGATTCCGTTGTCGATTCGCCCTGCCCTAAGATGTGCTAGAGCAGCCATAAAGTACATACGGAAAGCAATGTTGAAATGCATCGGACCATTGGAGATGATGCGTGTTTTGCCACAAGCAACCTTTTCAAGGGCGCGCCTTTCATCCTTAAGTGTGTCTATCCATATAACCTCGTAGGGCTTGTCATTTCTGCACTTGTCCAGTATATCATCGACATCTCGGCGCAAAATCTGGGCTTGTTCGGATTCGAAATCATACTCGAACCTGCCCATCCAGTTCGTCTTGCCTTTCTTGCTCAACGGCTTCTCATGCGTCATGTAAGGAAACCCTGGGGATGTGGTACGGTTAATAGGTTGAAACAATTCATCGCCAGGTATACCTTGGATAGCCTCCTCATAGGAGAGCACACGGATGTCGACATTGGTAGGATTCTTGGCCGAAACCCTCAGAAGGACATCATCGACAGCCATATCGAGAACATCTTCAGGGATAATCCCACACGGACGTCCTGCTTTCTTGGCTCCTTCAACTAGTGGATCGTGTAAAACGCCATCTATAACCTTGGGCCTAAGTAAAGCTGGAGCGGTACTTGGTGGTGTTATCATGCCATGTAACTTGCTAGGTTTAATGCAAGTGTTTGAAGCTTGTGAAACGTTGACCTTGAGTTTGCCTTTATTCAACACACCAGTGCCCATACTCACCTCAACTTCATCAACAGATGGCAAGCTGAGGCATATCTGGGCTCTGGATGGAAACGATTCAATGGCGTCCGTAATCAACTCGCGAGTAACGACTTGGGCATAGTTCCACCCACTGGGTGAGCCACTGACATGCATTCCAACAAACCGTCCGGAAACAGCATCAGTGTTCATAGAAATCAACTTTCCACAATCACCGAATTTGGTTGGTATTTGGTACTTGATAATAGAGGTGGCGACCACCTCCGTGCTGTTCGCTTCGAGTAAATACTTGACTTCACTGTCACGCATGACAACACATTCGCTAGACGCGGTAGTAAAAGCGCACCCACGCGGGTCATAATTAATGCCCGACATGGTTGCATACATGCGTCTTTCGTGCATCCTCGCCAAATCGTCATCGGAAGCAAAATGCGTAGCGATATTCTTGCCGCGCATAAATTCGCTCATCGAGAAAAAACAGACGTCCATTGGTGAACCATCATCAGATTCGGCAAAACATATGTCCTCAAAGAGTCCGCTGAAGTTGCGAGTTATCGCGATCTTGTCGGAATCTGAGTGCATAAAGATCACTTTGCGGGGTGGTTCACTCAACATGGCACAATGAAAATGTCTGGGCATCATAAAAATAGTCCCAGCTATGTTAGTAACACAGCCAAGGGCTTTCTGTCTGGAATCGGAATATTCCGCTATCATCAGGTATTGTTGTCTACGCACTTTGTTGATAGCATCTAGTTGGTTAATGCTCTGACCCATCTCAGCGTTCTTTGATGAACGAACGATCTTCGAACGTCCTATGGCTCGCGCCGCAGCACGAGCCCTAGGCTGGAGAACACGCGGATCACTTTCGGCCTCGTTCTTGGAAGTGAAATACCCTTTAAAAAGGGCGAGCGAAAAGAGTCCTGCTATCAAGTACTTGTACTCCTTCATGAACGCGAAGGTTCCCGATATGGCATCTGAAACCCAAGACTTAACTGTGGATAGAATCTGCTTTGCCACAACGGGTAATTTCTCGTAGGTTTCAGCAGCACATGCGGAACAATACTCCATGGTTCTCTTTGTCCAACTAGTTTCACTGTCACGCAAAAATGCAATGATCAGTGTGTCCCAAAGATCGTCCGGAACACAAATGGTCTCGTAATCCACGAGTTTGGTCTTATAAGGGTCACCGTTACATTCTACCCTCTCCTGTTGAGCATACGCTTTGTACATGGTCAACATCGTGGTGCTGTCGCGGACAGGGTCATGGGTGAGCGCGCCAAGCCAATCCAGGAACTCTCCTAGTGTATGTTTTGATGAAGGGATTCCTTTCTTTCCGTTCTGTGCAAAGATGGAGAACACGTCGTCTCTACCCACTTGCGCAACATTGCCTTTAGCGTATTGAGTGAGCCAGTCGTCGAGTTTAGAACCATCCTCCATGCGGTATAGAAGGTCACGTTTCAATTCTTGAATAAATTCCTCCCACTGGTAGATCTCGCCGGTGTATGGGCAATCCTCTTTCCTACGTCTCGCATCAAACTTGACAAAGTCGTAAATGTAAGGATTAATCTCCCACCCTGGTTTGTTGGCCCTAACTTTAGATATATCAAGAACCTGTTTCAAGGTTCCATTAACACCCTCAATAGTTCTGCAAAACTCAGGTTTCAATTTAACTTCCCACGACTGTCCAAATCTATTCCAAACAGCATCCTCATAAGTGAGCGATTCTACGTTCAAATTACGGTTGTTCGTGCTGCACATCACCACACCGGAAGTGAAGCGTGTGGAGCTTTTAGATGACAAATCAGCCATATGAAGAGGGTAGGGAAAAGGGCCAACGGCGCGGATAATTTCAAAGAATTCCACATTAGGGTTGGCGGACGTGTCTTTTTGTTGACCGAAGTCATCCCAAACGCACACAAACTGGTTCATATAACCGTCCCAAAAATCTTGGTCAGCACACCGCATGTAGATCTGATCATTAACATCAGTCAACCCCGCAGCCATGCACAATTCAGTGCTTATTAAATACTGCAAGCGGGATTTACCAATTTGCGATTCACCCACCAGCCAAATCGCCAGGGGCGCATTACGCACATTCTTCACCTCTGGATGGTTGTTCTCAACGAACGTTTTAAGTTTAGCGGCGACTCCAAGCGCACGTTGTGCGGCCTGGCGGTACTCGGTTGTCAATGCAGGTTGGTATTGCAATAACAACTTGGTGCCATGAGCGTAGAGAGAGGCTATTTTGAATCTGCCCGTCCTTTCAAGACAGGCCCTATCCAAAACGGCCTTATTACTGTAATACTCGATCTCGGCCATCCAGCCAGATATTTGCGGAATCGCATCATCTAGCAAAGTGGCATCGTGACCCAGTATCTCAATCTCGAACTTATTCCATAATGGTTTAGTGTAATTTTGTATTGTCGTAAATATATCTTTCTGAGCTGAACAAGCTCTGGGGAAAGCGCTGATCTTAGACATCCATCCGGTTGGGGTGTTGTCCCTACCAGGGATCTTTCCAACTGCGAAAGCTACCAGGCCAGATAGCATTAAGGACAGGGCGATAGGAACGTATTTAAACCACGAACCCTCTCCCGTAGAATCGATGAAAGATTCTAACCCCTCTTTGTCAATCCAAGCGTTGGCAATCTGTGCAACGTTGGAATTCTGGGCAAATATTATAGCAACCAACCCGGAAATAATCTCATAAGTGATCTTGCCGGTTTTATATATAAAATATAGAACCGCAAAGATGCACAAGCTCTTAAGAACGGTCTTATAGCTGCAGTTTATTCCAGGCATCTTCGCCTCCATCATATCTTCAACAGCATCCTTGACAGCATCTGCCACAGTGCCGGTGGCGCCCTTATTCCCAAAAATCATTTTGGAGATAAAGGTGTCGCCAACCTGGGCGCGTATGGTAGTAGTCATCAAAGTCTCTATGATTTTAACGAGAGAGCTTATCATACTCATGATTGAGGCGGACAACGCAGCACGTTTCCCCATGCAATCACAATATTTCTGGTGACACCGCGGACATTCAGGCGGTGGTTCTTGTTTCACTTCGGTGTAGGAAGCCCCAATTTGAGCGACAAAGTCGTTCAGGGCTGTGTCTGAGACGCGAATGTTTTTCCTGCCAGATTTGGCAGCGCGAGCAGCAAGCTTTGAAACAGCTGGCTCGTAATGGGCGGCTTTGGCCAACGCCTTGACGTTCTGCAGAGTATCCTTGCTGGAGCGATTGTATCGCAAGGTACTGTGTGCGCCAGGGCCGGGGTTTGGCTCAACACCCTGTTCCGTTAAATCCGGAACCCAACCCTCTCCCTCATCATCAGAATCAAGAAAGGACAAGTGGTTGAACAAACGCGCAAATCTAAAAGCATCGATAAAAACAGTAGATGTGTTAATAACCTGCTCAATCATCTGGATATCATCCTGATTGAGTTCATTATTTTCCATATAGTTGATAGTGTCAGCCATCAGATTCTGGTATTTGTAAAAATTGTTGGTCATGGTATACGTCCTCTCGTCGTTCGGTGTGAGCAAATCAAGATTGAGCGCGGAGTCTTCGGCAACATATAACAGCTGCGTGTAACGCAACTGAGATTCGAGAGAAAGAGACATTTGAGACAAGGGGGTTTGATTTAAGTTTTCCATGTTTGTTCGTACTGGGGTTACATATTCAAACAACATCGTGACTCCGAACTCCTCAGTAATAAAGAGAGGCACGACTGTAATATCCTCAAAAGAGGCGGCCCGAAGGCTGGTCTCCAAGTCTACATCCGACATGCAGTCCAATAACACAAGACCGAAGGGGAAAACTAGTTCCCAGTGTTGTATGGATACAATATAGATGTACCGAATGCCAGGAGGGACATCGGAGGGTAATCACTGTGGTTAAAATTTGGAAGCGATTACGATAGATAAGGGTATTGTAGTTAGGTATTTGAATGTTTTTCGGTGACATATCGCGGGACGGGGATTATCCGAACAGCTTAATGTCATAAAGACCTCGGGGAGGGCAAAAACACGCTGGTATTAGGCAGACGTGCCTCGGCTAAGCATTCCCGACATGGGTAAATGTGAGGAAGCACCTGAGTAGAGGATGTATAAACTCACCTTAGAGTTTATTTTCATAAATTAAAGTGCAACGTATGCAC